CTATCAGCTTGAAAATCTAAGTCTTCGGCAGTTAGTTGATTATCAACGTAAGCCTTTACAGATTGTTGTGTAGGCACAAGAGTAGCACTGTCAGAAGACATATCATCTTCGTCTACGAATGCTGTAATAGTTATTGCACCATCAGATAAACTTCCGTATGTAAGTGTGTCTGCAACGGTCACACTTGCACCACTAAATGTAAGTGCAGTTGTTGTACCTGATTTGATTATTAAATTGCCACTAGAATTTGTTGCACTACCAAATGTTACCCCACCGTCTTTAAAGAATATATCTCCACCATCTGCATCTAAAGTTATATCACCTGCAGTATCAACAACAACAGTACCATCTGCTATTAAATCTAATTGTCCATGGGTAGATGAATTGATGTATATTGCTGTGTCTCTGAAGTAAAGTTTTTCGTCACTGTTAAGCATAACGTCATCATCAAAACGAAAATGATCATCTTCAGAACCACTACCATCATGTCCTATCCATCTTAATAGTCCATCTCTTTCTTCACCGTCAAATGTAACCAATACGTCTGTATCTGCTGCTGCCGTACCAAAAGTAAGTGTATTACCAAACAGTTTAGTAATTGGGCCGCCATCACCTGCAGTTGAACCATCATGAGTGTGTCCACTTGATACATTAAATGCTGATACTAACGCATCAAATTCGTTGTTACTTTGAGCTGCAGTTATTACATCTCCGTCAGTATATGACGATTGTCTAGCTGAGTATCCTGCCATTTATCTTCTTGCTCCTAATTGATATTCTAATTGAAATCCTTTTAGTGAATAGGGTGCAGTTGTTCCCCCGTCATTTACCCTTAAAGCTACAGCAAACCCAGATCCTTCTACTGGTTGCCTTACTAAGGGTTGTGATGCACCACCGTAAGTTCCTGATGAACTTGATGCTGAACCGTAAGTTGATGTGCCATATATGGCTGCTACATCTTCTGAATCCAATGGATAAGCTGAAGGTCGTGCAGATTCTCTACTCTCATAATCATACCGAACAAAAAGGTCTGCGTCAATAGAAGATTCAGGTGCATAGTTAACTATTACCCTTTGCATGTTTTTTCGTATCCCCGGATCGTTCATTGTTAAATCAGGACTACGGTATCTTCCAAGTATAGATGTACCATCAAAATCGTTGCCTGATTCTTGTCTATAAACGTATCCATTACCTGAACCGTGTATAGCTATTACATCACCTGATGATACAAAAGTATCTGTTGAAGTTGGTCTTATACCCTTCAACTCAGCAAATTCAAATTGTTGTCCTCTAAGAACACAAATAACACCTTTTGTAGTGCCTTCCCCTTGACCACTTTTCGTAAAGAATATTCTATATTGTGTTTTATTAGGTATTACGATTGATGTAAAACTTCCTGCGTCTGATAGATTAGTATCAAAAATAGACTGCACGTTAGAACTAATTGTACCCAATTCAACGTCACCAATTCTTGCAGTACCTGCAATAGTACGTAGTCCGTCAGGACCTAAGAATATTAAATCACCTGCAAATTCTTGTATGGTCTGTCCGTTTACACATCCTATGTTTCTCGTTACAGGTTTTACTGCAAAGTCACTAGAACTTGATCCTGTAAGTTGAAATATTCTGTTCTCACAAAATATAAATAAATTATCACGGAATACTTTGAGTCCAGTTATCGTATCATCTACTTTTACACTACCCGAAGGTAAACTTCCACTAGCACTAAAACTATCTTCATCAAAACCTACACTGAAGACTACCTCTTGAGGTGTACTAGACATGCCTGCATAAAACATATGATCTTTAAATACAGTTACAAATTTAGCACCATCTACTGAACTCTCAGATATAGTTGTTTTAACACTAAAGTCACTGTTAAATACTGTAGGCTCATTTGTGCCATCTACAATAATTAACTTGTCATTACCATCAAAGTTAAATCTTTCAAAATCATATTTACCTGCATTAGTTCTACCAGTATCTCGTTCTGTCCAACTTGATCCACCCGGAGTAGCACTAAATATCTTCTCTCCTCGTGCAGCAACAACATTTGATCCAAACGTTGCAACCATCAATACTTCTTCACTTGATGCACTTGTTTGTGGTACAATAGCACTTACGTATTTACTGAAGCCACTTATTCTTCTGTATCCACCCTCAATGTCAGGTTCAAAGTTAAGTAACTCAAGAGCTTGACCGGGTTTCATTATAAATGTAGATTGGTTAAGGACTAACCCACCTTCACATACAAATGGAAATGCACCTGTCTGACTTAGCTCTGGCATTAAACGGCTCTCATATATATCTGCTTATTAATTAATTCTACACGCATACGTTTGATAGATTTCTCAAACTGCATTTGTGCAAGCTGTGCATTTTGTACTTCACCACGTAAAGTAAAAGCATAATACTTTGCTTTTTCTGTTATAACTGTTTCAAATCTTGTTGGTATAAGAGATGTATCTGTAGACGCACTTAAAGCAGTGTGAGTTGCGTAATAAAAATACTTTACAGTATATGTTGCTTTATCTGGCACAGGAGATAAGCCTATGCTTTGATCTGGATTCTCATATACAAACTCAGGTATGGCTCTAGAGTTACCTGTAGGATCTGTATCTCTTTCGTGATAGTTGTCAAGGTATTCACTGTGACTTATGTAATCAAGTTTAATTTCTTTTTTATCTGCTGCTTCAAGAATTGTAAAACTATCGTAATCAATTGTTTTAGTATCTGTTGTGCTTAAATCAGATCGACTATACAATCTTTTACCTGCAGTTGTAGTAAAAGTTTTCGCTGTCACTGTAAAGGGCCATTCAGTATCTGCGTTAATTATATCATCTATTGCACGATTAACATAATCTTTTACTGCAGTTTGTATACCTCGTGATGCACTAAACGTGCTACTTGTTAGCTCTACTTCGTTTAGATCTCTTAGCACGTTGTTTATTAATACTAGATAACTGCTCGCCATGTTTAATTTTCTCTTGGACTCGTTTACTTTCTAAATAGTGTCTTCTTTTTTGAGCTTTGCGTGACGGACTATTTAGTTTTTTGTTAATCTCTGCTACTTGTTCTGGTGTTAGTAGCCTGTAAGGTTTAGCGTTGAGTGGTGTTAATAGTCTTAAATTTTTTTTTTAATTTGGTTATTTTGTATTTAACCACTCTTACGTGCTTTCTTTAATTGTTCTTTTGCTCTTTTTGCTATTGCTACGACTTCTGTCTTACCCATCACTTTTGCTCTTTGCTCCATGACTGTAAGAATTTGTATCTTTCTCGCATACGGTTTCTTAATTCTTTTAACCTTCGCAACCGTTGCTCTGGCATCTGACGGTGTAGCAAACTTGATACTAACCGTGTCCTTAGGGTTCTCATCCGTATATAAACGTCTATCAGAACCCTTCGGCTTTTTTCCAGTTCCAACTTTAGGATCTTTCTTCTTCTTTGCCACTACGATGCTTCTTGTTCTACCTCTTTGATATTGGACTTAGCCATGTCGTTAAGAGTTCTTAGTTTTTCTGTGGCTTGGATAATCTCATTTAAAGATCTGTCAAGAAGATCTAATCCTGCATTGTTATTGTTTATAACTGCTTTTGCAGTCTCTATCTGTAGTTTATACTGATAGGCTAGTGCTTGTGCGGCTAGTGTTTTCATGGGATGCTCCTTTGTCCAATTATACAGATAAGATCTTATAATTGCAAGTAAATTATAACTTACCTGTCCATTTACCCACAAAATAGAGGATTAAGCCACCTACAGCCAATAAAGCTATAAAAGCTATACTGTACCCTGCAATTTCTAAAATCTCCTCTCTACGCTTCTTAGCCATCCGTTCTGCGTGTCTTCGAGATTTACGTGCTTCGGCTTGAAACCTTTGCCAATCTGCCCAAAGTCCGGGTCTTCCTGCATAAATCATAATCTGTTTGAGTTCTTCTTCTTGTTGCTTTATCTTCTCTAAAGCCATGAACTCTTCTAGATCATTTGTGCGTACACCCTTTGCTCTTTGTTTACTTGCTTTCTTTTCGATCTGCTCTTTTGCAAATACAAAATCGCCAATCTGTTTGCCACAGCTTGCTAATTCTTTTCCGTTAGAAACGAAGTTTTTGATTACGCTAAAGGCCGCATTGGCCGCAGCAAGCTCTGCTAACATGTATTCCCCTTACTTGTTTACTGGTTTGCAATATGCAGTTATTCGTTTATCTCCTTCCTCAGAAGGTATCATTGGTTGTTTTGTTAGACGTTCAGCAAAATACAGGCATCTGTCTATATTCCGAAACCTCTGTGTTTGGTTTATTACCTGAGTCTCTATCATTACTATCAGAAGAAACTCTATCATTGTGATGGCAATCGCATGAACATTCTTCGCAGTCGCAGTCGTAACATTCGCAAGTCTCGCATCGTTTTTTAGTCATTATGTTTTAGTACCCATTAAGACGTATTGTTGTTTGTATACTGGCATTTTAGAAAAAGGTTTTGCTTTTTTACCAACCACCCCAGTATATTTATCTGCTCTTTTTCTCTGTGTGCGTTCATCATCAAAGAC